AATTGATACTTCTAAAGTTCAAGAGCATCTTAAGAACCTAAAACAGTTAGAGAAAAGCCAAACAGAACTATTTGATCAGCGTGAAATTTTTGGTGTTGCTGGCGCTATGCTGAAAGATGGTGGTATCAAAACTCGTATCATAAGACAATACATTCCAGTTATGAACAAATTGATTAATAAGTATCTTGCTGCTTTTGATCTTTTCGTGGACTTTCAACTAGATGAAAACTTCAACGAAATTATCAAGTCTCGTTTCCGTGATACATTCTCGTATTCTTCTTTCTCAGAAGGTGAAAAGTTGCGTATTACACTTTCGATTATGCTTTCATGGAGAGCTGTTGCTAAACTTCGTAACTCAGTATCTACTAATCTTTTGATACTGGATGAAACTTTAGATGGTGCTATGGATAGTATTGGTGTTGAAAATCTTATAGACACACTACACAATTTGAACTCTAACGATAATATTTTCGTCATCAGCCACCGTGGTGAATCATTTGGGGACAAATTTGAGTCGCACATACGATTTGAAAAGGTTAAGAACTTCAGCCAGCTTGCTGCTTAGTTGTTGACATTTTCCAGTTTTAGTATATTATAAAATATGATGTGCTTATATGAGCACTAAAATGAAAGGTATTTGAATGGCACCATTTTACACAAACGTCGAACGATATGGCAATAGTATTCTTTGGCGTGGATATGAGAACGGTAGGCAATTTATGAAACGAGTAAAGTTTCAGCCTACGCTTTTTCTTCCAACGAAAACTGAAACACAATTTAAAACACTAATTGGTCAAAAACCAGTTGCCCCAAAGAAATTTGAATCTATGGGTGACACAAAAGATTTTATCGAACGTTATCGTGACGTCAGCGGTTTTGAAATTGCAGGCAACACAAACTATGTTGCTCAGTTCATTCAAGAGAATTATTCGGGGAAAATCAAATTCGATATGAACCTAATCAATATTGCAATGTTCGATATCGAAGTTGATATTAGTGACGGATATGCTAACATTGAAGAAGCAGATAAAGAAATTACATCCATTTCTTATAAGTCTTCAAAAAGCGATACATATCATCTTCTAGGTAGAAAAGATTATGACAAGACTAAAACATTAACTGGTATTAATCCAGACAATATTCAGTTTATGAAATTTGATGATGAAAAATCTTTGCTTCGTCGATTTATTCAAATTTGGACTAATGATTATCCTGACGTAGTTACTGGATGGAACGTTGAATATTTTGACATTCAATATATCGTAACACGTATTATGCGACTTTTTGGAGAAGATAAAGCAAAAGAACTATCACCTTGGAAAGGCATTCGTAAACGTACGAGAAAGATTTTCAACAAAGATCAATCTACTTATGATATTTCTGGCATTTCCGTTGTTGACTATATGGATGCCTTTAAGAAGTTTGGTTACAAATATGGCCCGCAAGAAAGTTATAAGTTGGATCATATTGCTTATGCTGTGCTTGGTGAAAAGAAATTGGATTACTCAGAATATGGCAACCTTACTACTCTCTACGAACAAAACCCACAATTGTATCTCGACTATAACTTGAAGGATACACTTCTCGTAGAAAGAATGGAAGAAGAGTCTGCACTTCTTTCACTTGTTCTTACTGTTGCTTATGGTGGTGGTGTAAATTATACAGAAGCATTTGGAACTGTTGGCATCTGGGAAACCACTCTTTATCGCAAGCTAATGAGCCAAAATGTGGTTCCGTTTCTGAAAGGCTCACCTGGCGAACGCGCTGGTGAACTTGTTGGTGGGTATGTAAAAGATCCAAGAGTTGGTATGCATCCTTGGATTGTTTCTTTCGATTTGAACTCTCTATATCCTCACCTTATGCTTCAATATAACATGTCTCCAGAGACTTATATGGAAGATACTCGTAAGTATGTGACTCAAGAGATGGTTTTGAAAGATGAATTCCATAATGATGATCCATCTTATTCTGTCTGTGCAAATGGTGTTTGCTTTTCAAATTCTCGACTTGGTGTCATTCCTGAGATCATTGAAGAATACTATGGCAATCGTTCCGTAATTAAAAAGAACATGCTCGCCGTAGAACAAGCCGATGAAACAGAGACCGATCCAAATAAGAAAAAAGCTCTTAAGAAAGAAATTACTCAACTACACAATTCACAGATGGCTATTAAAATTGCTATGAACAGTCTTTACGGCGCAACTGCGAATATTTACTTTCTATACTATATTGCAGCAATGGCTGAAGCTATTACGACATCTGGGCAACTTTCTATTCGATATGCTGAAAAATCTGTAAATGATTATCTCAACAAGTTTATGAAAACTGAAAACCTGGATTACATCGTCTATATTGATACTGACTCTATCTATGTCGATATGGCGCCAGTTATTGAAAAGGTATTTGGAACAGTAGATATAGACAAGAAAACCGGTGAAGAATTCCTAGATAAGGTATGTAAAGAAAAGATTGAAAAAATTATTGAAGAAGGTTATGTAGAACTTGCTGAAAAGATGGGCGCATATCGTAATGCTATGGCAATGAAACGAGAAAAGATTACAGATAAATCCGTGTTTGTTGCAAAGAAGCGTTATGTAATGAATGCACTAAATAGCGAAGGTGTTCACTACGAAGAACCAAAGATTAGTGTGACTGGACTCGAGTCTGTTCGTTCTTCAACTCCTGAAATTTGCCGTGAAAAACTTAAGCAATCATTCAAAGTTATCATGACGTCCGATGAAATAAATACACAAAAGTTCATTGGTGATTTTAGAAATGAATTTTTTGAACTACCAGCTGAGCAAGTTGCTAAAATCTCTGGTACCGATGATATTGAAAAATACATTGACAAGAAAACCGGTTCTTATAAAAAAGGTTGCCCTATGCATGTTCGTGGATGCATACTCTATAATAACTTTCTTAAAGAAAAAGGCCTTGATAAAAAATACGAGAGCATTAAGTCTGGAGACAAAATCAAATTTGTCTATCTTAAATCTCCTAATCCCATCAAAGAAAATATGATTTCATTCCCAAATATTCTTCCAAGCGAATTTGGACTTGAAAAATACATCGACTACGAAACTCAATTTAATAAAGTCTTTCTTAGTCCCATCGATAACCTTCTCAGCGCTATCGGATGGTCTGCGGAAAAAGTAGACTCTATTGAAAACTTTTTTATGTAATGGAGAATAGAATATGAATATCGAAAATACAAAACACAGAATTAAACTACTAAAGGCAAAACATAAAAGGCACCATTCTATAGTGGAAGTTCTTGAGGCTGAAAAGGCCCCAGAAAAAGCAATACAGAAAGCTAAAGTAGAAAAACTAGCAATTAAAGATGAGATTGTTGCGCTAGAGTCTGCACTTTCAGAAAGACTAAATGATGTTAATTGAAACTGACATTAAGCTAGACTACAAAGATGTTCTTATTCGACCAAAGCGCAGCACACTTAAAAGCCGAAGTGAAGTCATTTTAGATCGCAATTTTACATTCGCAAACTGTACTTCTGATGATGTACCTCATTATATTGGTATTCCAATTATGGCTGCAAATATGGACGGCGTCGGGACATTTGAAATGGCTGATGCCCTTGCAGAACAAGGTTTGTTTACATGTTTAGTCAAAACATATAGTGATGTAGAACTAATAGAATATTTTCAACAAGACACTGAACACCGATCAGGCAATGTTGCTATGAGCATCGGAACAAGTCAAGCAGATTTTGATAAGCTTGTTAGTGTTTATGAAAAGGTTCAATCAAATTTGAAATATGTTTGCATGGATATTGCTAATGGATATTCCCAGCATTTTGTGGAACATGTTGCTAAAGTAAGAAAATCATTTCCAGAACTCATAATCATCGCTGGTAATGTAGTTACTGCAGATCAAACGCAGGAGTTAATCTTAAATGGAGCAGACATCGTTAAAGTTGGAATTGGCCCTGGGTCTGTGTGTACTACTCGTATTCAAACAGGGGTGGGTTATCCACAACTATCAGCAGTTATAGAGTGTGCCGATGCTGCTCACGGTCTTGGCGGCCATATCATTGCTGATGGTGGTTGTTCAACGCCTGGTGATGTAGCTAAAGCATTTGCTGCTGGCGCTGATTTTGTAATGCTTGGTGGTATGCTTGCCGGTCATGATCAAGGTGGCGGCAAAGTCATTACTAAATACTACCAGACAAACGAATATTATATTGACGACAATTTAAATAGTCAGTATATAAATGAAGCAAAACAGTTTGTACAATTCTATGGAATGAGTTCAACTTCTGCCAATGATAAACACTTTGGTGGTTTAAAAACTTATCGTTCATCCGAAGGAAGAACTGTGTTGACAAAATACAAAGGTGATGTTAATATGACTATACAGGATATTTTAGGCGGAATCCGTTCAACTTGCACTTATGTTGGCGCATCAAATCTAAAACAACTTTCAAAATGCACAACTTTCGTTCGCTGTAATGATACCCACAATCGTGTATTTGAATCATCAACGATTGGAAATTAATGGCAAATCTAAAATTTTTGTTGACATTTTTAGATCAATGTTGTATTATAGTACTAAATAACATTAGTATTAATTTTAAGGATATTAAATCATGACCGATTCTATCAAAAATACAGCCGAAGATTATGAACATATGATGGACTATGTTGCTGAAGAAAATGCAAACAAAGGTTCACTTGCTCAATTTATCGGTATCGTAGAGGAATACAAACCTCAAGTAAAAGTAAAACAAAAAGATCCAGACTTCCCAGAAGATTGGCAACGTATAATCATCAATTTGGGATGTTTTGAAGATTATGCCGAATTTATGGAAAAAATTGGAAATAAACCTGGTCCTAAAATTAAGACATTAATTTATGAGCGCCCAGGAACAAGTAAAAATATTTTCTCGTTTATTGGAGATGATGAATGAAAAGAACTTTATTTGGCAACGGGAATGTTGATACAGTAGAGGAACTTCAAGAAAATTGGCGTGATCCTTATTTGCAGTGGTGGGCAGCAGGCATGCCTGCTTACAATCAACAAGTAATGGATCCTTGGAAACAAATTACCATAAAATTTCGCACAAAAGAAGATAGACAATATTTCAGTGATCTATTGGAATTTAGATTGACTGATAAGACATTTGCTACATGGTATCCTAAAAAGGATCGTGATCCTAATATGATGAGTAGATATGTAGAACAAGGCATTACACAGGATATGTTCAATTCAGTTGACGAAAATATTGAAGAAGACGATGATGCAGAGGAACAATTTGATGAATGAAAAACAACCAAGATATGATATTTACATTATTTCAAAAGGCAGGGCAAAATATGGTCCACACACCGCCAAGACCCTGCATACAATGGGCGTTGATTTTAAAATTGTAATTGAACCTCAAGATTATGATGCATACGTAAAATCTCCCTATATCCGAGAAGATCAAATTTTAGTACTGCCATTCAGTAATCACGGGCTTGGGTCGGGTCCTGCAAGAAACTGGTGTTGGGAACACTCTAAAGCTGCAGGTTTTAAACGCCATTGGCTAATGGATGATAATCTCCAAGAATTTTATCGTCTACATAAAAATAAGCGCTATCGAGTTGCAAAGGGTTCGGGTATTTTCAGATCAACAGAAGATTTTGTTGACAGATTTGAAAATGTTGCATTTGCTGGTCTACAATACAAATTTTTTGCAGTAGACGATTGTGCGTACCCGCCTTATATTCTAAATACTCGCATCATGTCCTGTTTCTTAATTGATAATGATGTAGATCTACGCTGGCGCGGAAAGTATAATGAAGACGTTGATCTTTCAATTCGTGCCATGAAAGAAGGTTACGTTACGATGCTTTTATATGCATTCTTGTGCGGAAAACTAAAGACTGGCACCGTAAAGGGTGGAAACACAGATGAAATCTACAATGGTTACAAGGACGATTCTGCATACAACAAGTCAAAAATGCTATATGAAATGCATCCAGATTGTGTAGAATTGATTGAACGTTACGGTAGAGCTCATCACTCCGTTAACCTTGATAAGATCATCAACAAGAAAACCGGCATGTCTGCAAGACAAAATAAGCTAATTTTGAAAAAAGATGCTAAAATTATAAATGGCGTGGATAATTACGGTATGGATCTATATCGAAACTACGGTACCAGCGAAATACGTCTAGATCCTTCATTTTCTGAAACCGAATATCCGAAAGGCAGGAAAAATTTTCATGTATAATAATGTACTAATTACCGGCGCCGCCGGATTTGTAGGCAGCCACCTAGCAGAAAGGCTAATATCTGATGGGATTACCGTAACATCACTTGACAATTATTTTACCGGTTCTGAAAATAATCATGTGGATGGTGTGCGATATGTCAAGGGATCTACAGAAGATATTTGTTCTATTTTCCAAGATGAAGCGTTTGATTGTGTTTTTCATCTTGGAGAATATTCAAGAGTAGAACAGAGCTTTGAAGATATTGATCTTGTTTGGAAGTTTAATAAATTGGGGACATATGAAGTTCTAAATTATGTGAAAAATACAGATGCAAAACTCATCTATGCAGGGTCATCTACAAAATATGCTGATCATTATGATGGATATGTCCCAAGCCCATACACATGGTCAAAGGCTTCCAATACTGAATTTGTAAAGCAATATGCCGAATGGTTCGGCATTGATTATGCTATTACGTATTTTTATAATGTTTACGGCAAACGTGAGATCAAATCTGGTAAATATGCTACATTGATTGCAAAATTTAAAGAAAAAATGGCCAACGGAGAACCACTTACTGTTGTTTTACCAGGCAAACAAGAACGTAATTTTACTCACGTAGATGATATCGTTGATGCTATTATTCTGGTTGCTAAATATGGTAAAGGTGATGAATATGGTATAGGAAATCCTACTGCATATTCTGTAAAGGAAGTTGCCGAACTGTTTGGTGGCAAAATTGAAATGCTGCCGGAACGTAAGGGTAATCGCATGACTGCAAAGGTAATGTCAGATAAAACACATGACCTCGGATGGATATATAAAAGAAATTTAGATGAATATATTGCTAAACTTAAAGAGAATGGATGGAAAGATGAGTAATTTGAAACTAGCAATCGTAGGTCATGGATTTGTGGGAGCCGCAGTTGATTATGGTTTCCCTGATACCAACTGCAGCAAAACTATTATAGATCCAAAATATGGAAATTCCGTAGATGATCTTTCTGGAAAAGATATTAAGGTAACATTTATTTGTGTCCCCACTCCTATGGGACAAGATGCAAGTATTGATGCTTCGATTCTAATTGATACTGTAATTAAAGCAGCTAACAATACAAATGGATTGATCGTAATTAAATCAACAGTAATTCCTTCTATAATTGATTCACTTGCATCAATAAGCGAACGTGTAGTTTATAATCCGGAATTTCTTACTGAAAAAACAGCAAAGGAAGATTTTGTAAATCCTTTTATGCATGTTTTTGGTGGCAATAGAGAACAAACTGATTATTTACAGCACATATATGAAACTTTTAGTGCATGCAAACCTTGTCCTGTCTATCATGTAAATCATATTGAGGCATCATTTATTAAATATGGAATGAATAGTTTTCTAGCAAGTAAAGTATTGTGGTTTAATCAATTCCATGATATAGTAAATCAATATGGTTCTAATTATTCTGTTATAATGAAAGCAATAGGAACAGATTCCCGTATTGGCGCGTCGCATACAATGGTTCCAGGACACGATGGCAGAAAAGGATATGGTTCTGCGTGCTTTGCAAAAGATATTCCTGCATTTATCAATTTTGCAAAGGATCAAGGTACTGATTTAAGTGTTCTGCGTGAAGTTGCAATTCGAAATCAGGAAATTCGTAACTCTTACGGTGAACCTCTTCCTCGTGAAAAAGAACAACATGTGAGATTTGATTATGATATCTAATAAATGGGATATTCGTTTTGCTAGGTTGGCAAAAGAAATTTCTACTTGGTCTAAAGATCCCAGCACGCAAATTGGTGCTGTCATCGTAAATGATGATCGTAGAATACTTGGTACTGGTTATAACGGTTTCCCAAGTAGAATTGCAGATGATTCGAGACTTGATGATAGAGAAAAAAAATATCCTATTATTATTCACGCAGAAATGAATGCCCTTGTCAACTGTTTACAAAGTGGAGTGCCTGTAAAAGACGCCACAATTTACGTTTATGGGCTTCCTGTTTGCTCGGATTGTGGAAAGATGTTAGTACAATCTGGAATTGGTCGCATTGTTATGTGCTATCCAAAACCTTTGCCTGATCATTGGGTAACGTCGTGCCAAAAATCAGAAAAACTTTTTATAGAAGCAGGCATCAATTTTATTGTATTGGACCGCAAATCTATATAAATAGTATTATATTATGAAAGGTGAAACTATGGCAAAAAATTTAACTGACATTTATGTCGGTGTAAATAAAGCAGATGCAAATCGAAATGAAAATGATTTATATCGAACCCCTCCCCTTGCAACATATATCCTATGTAAATACTCCACAGTACCTCTTAATGTAGTAGAGGCATGTGCTGGATATGGCAATATTGCAATAGAATTGATTCGCAATGGACATAATGTTCTTTGTTATGATTTAAACGAATACTCTCAAGCATTACTGCCAATTCAGACTGGTATTGATGTGTTAACACTAGAAAAACCTCAAGGCTATACGGGCTTTGTAACTAATCCACCATATCATAAAAATCTTCCTCATAAAATTGCTACTAAGGCAATTTCGGAATATGACTATGTTGCAATGCTTGTGAGAATTACATTTCTTGAAGGCAAGAAAAGAAAAGTTCTTTTTGATCAACACCCTCCTTCACAAATTATAGTTTTTTCTGATCGCATTAAATTCAATAATGAGCATGTAGAGCCAGTTGAAAAAGATGATCAAATAGGTGGTATGATTGCATATGCATGGATAATCTGGGATAGGAAAAAAGTAGACTCCACACTTATGAAATGGGTTTTACTTGGAGATCATTACGACGAATGGCTCAAACAATACGAGATTACAAAATGAAAATCTATATGATACCATATACGTTTAAAGCCCAACTTTCAACTGAAAAATTCCATAGTGGCATTGATGTGTCTATGTTACAGACAGCAAGAATGCTTAAAACACTTGGGCATGATATTCGTATCTTTGCTGTTTCGGGAAATTTGCCCGAGGAATTTAATGCACATTTTTACAATAAAAATCCTATAGAAGATCTAAAAGCATACGCAATAAAAAATAGAAATAATATATATGATTCATTAATATTAGATATTAAGAATTTCAAACCAGATGTAATCTTTTCTTCGCATGGGCTGAATAAGATATATAATAAAATGCATAATATTCTTGAAATTCCTATAATTTATCAAACACATGCAATACCTGGTTTCTTTACTGATCTAAATAATGGCAATATGCTTCATGAACTTTCTGGTAGAAGACTAACAATCGTGGGTGTTTCAGAATATCATAAGGTTAAATTTGAAAAATATTATTCCAGAAAAATAGATTGTTGGGATTTTGGCACTATTGAAATGGAAGGAATTTTACCATCTTCATTCTGTCCCGAAAGATATACAGCAGTAGAAAGTGATGGTATTGTGAGACATGTATCTGCTCTAAATCCAGAAAAGAAAACATTTGCAATACATGATTATCTTGAAGGCACTGGAATTGATAGTGAAGTTTTTACTACATCGGCATATATTTACAATTCAAATGATAAGATAGTAAAATACGGAAAGAATAATCTTGAAAAGTACGGACACAAAACACGCCTAGATGCATACAGATCTGATGTGATTGATGCTATTTCAAAAGCATCATGTTCGTTTGTGGGTCTTGCATCATATGACACATATACAATTACGTCTTTGGAATCTATGATGTATGGAACACCTCTGATAGTTTTCGGCAATACCAAACGTGATCATCCTGCACTTGAAATGTGTGATGATATAATGAAAGAAAAATTCATTTCTGTTATTCGTACTAAAGAAGAATTTTTGAATGCTGTAAAGAAGTATCAGACATATACGCTTGCTGATAGACAAGAACTCGCCGACAGAACATACGAAAAAAATTCACCATCCAATTTTGGAAACAAACTTGAACTACTATTGAAAAATGCTATTAACAAGGGAAAAAATAGTTCATATAAATTGTCTTCTCTTGAATCATTTTTTTCTGAATAATATAAAGGATATACGTCGTGAAACATTTAATATTAGATTTTGAAACTATGGGAACTAAAGTTTATGATTGTGCGGTAATTGATTGTTCGTTCTATGTTTTTGATACTGACAAGATGATATCAAGCGATCCATATACTACAAAGAATATTGTTGATATGCATAAATGTAAGCTTTCCGTGCAGAAACAGGTTGACAATTACGGCTGGAAGGTATATAGTGATACTATACAATTCTGGCAGTCGCAGTCAAAGGAAGTAAGGAAACTTATTGTTCCTAAGGAAACAGATATTACCGTAGAGGAATTTGCATCAGAATTTTTCGATGTTTTAAATAAAGCAGGCAAAATATCACATTGGTGGACTAGATCTTCGTCATTTGACCCACTCATTCTTTGGAGAATGATGGGGCAGATCGGCAAGGAACAGAATATCAATCAATATTTGCCTCATTGGAAACATCGTGACACAAGAACTTTTATTGACGCAAAATTGAACTTTCCCAAGATAAATGGGTTCATTCCTATAGAAGATACTGCATTTTGGGAAAAAGTATTTCAGGCACATAACAGTTCATGGGACGTGCTTGCAGATTTGTTACGTATACAAGCACTGTTAAGAGCAGAAGCTGATTTGGAGATGATAAAAAGATGAAACTTGAAGTTACAGTAGAAGATTTACAAAAATATTCACTATTTGTCGGTGTTCCGATGTATGGTGGCCAGTGTGCAGGCTTGTTTTGCAAATCCACAAATGATTTATCAACAATGTGTGCACAGTATGGTATAGAACTTAAATTCTATTTCTTGTTTAATGAGAGCTTGGTACAACGTGCAAGAAACTATGTCGTAGATGAATTTATTCGTTCTGAGTGCACGCACCTTATGTTTATAGATTCAGATATTGGATTTAAAGCTAAAGATGTACTCTCATTGCTTGGAATATATGCTACCGATCCTGAAAAATACGATGTGCTAACAGGACCTTATCCAAAGAAAACAATTGCTTGGGAAAAAGTAAAGCAGGCTGTTAAAATGGGTAAAGCAGATGAAAATCCATTTATGCTCGACTACTATGCTGGTGATTATGTATTCAACCCAGTAAAAGGTCAAGGTTCATTTAAATTGGATGAGCCTATTGAAGTAGCAGAAGCTGGTACTGGTTTTATGCTAATTCCGCGTAAAGTACTTGAGAAATATGAAGAAGCATACCCACAATACAAATATAAACCAGATCATGTCAGAACTGAAAATTTCGACGGTTCAAGAAAAATTATGGCATATTTTGACTGTGGAATTGATCCAGAAACTGAGCGCTATTTGTCGGAAGATTATTTCTTTTGTTGGAATGCTCGTAAAATTGGTATCAAGATTCATATGTGTCCATGGATGGAAATTAACCATGTTGGTTCTCATATCTTTAAAGGGTCAATGGCTGCAATTGGTTCACTAGGAACGAGTCCTACAGCAAACAAATCATCAAACGCAAAAGCTTATAGAAAGCCTAAGAAAAAATTTAGGCCATAACAATTGACATTTGTAAATTTTTGTAATATAATAAAACATAACAACATTAAAATAAGGAGTAATCTATTTTATGAAACTATCTGAAAAAACTCTCACCGTCTTGAAAAGCTTTGCGGCAATTAATAAGTCTATTGTTCTAAAACCTGGCAAAATTCTTCGCACAATTACGCCAGAAAAAACTCTAATGGCTACCGCTATTATTGAAGATGAAATCCCAGCACAAGCTTGTATCTATGACTTGTCGCGGTTCCTTTCTATTCACAGCCTATATGACAATCCAGACATCGAATTCCATGATAAGAACTTTACAATTGCAGAAGGTAAAAAGAAAACTAAGTATGTTTTCGCAGATCTTTCAATGGTTCATTCCCCACCAGATAAAGAAATCAATATTCCTTCAAAAGATGTAGAAATTGATCTTGAGTGGG